ATCCTTCCACATTATACCAACAACACACCACAAAGCACAACCGATCCATGACAAAATCATATCATAGACAGCGAGCTCAGCAACACCACTAGAACGAAATGCAGCTGCACATAGAAGGATGATAGATGCGATCCATTTGATCCACCAGTCGACCGTGTACTTCGGTGTTACAGACTTGAAAATTCGTTTTGAGTTCTCAAGCTCTGCTTGTGCATACTCTTTCTTAGTCATAGTAAATGACCTTCACCATTAATCCAGAACTGATCAATCTTCCAGTTACCATCGTCACCACGGATCCCTGTCCGCTCATGGAGACTATCGAACAACAACTTGTTGACCATCTCGCTTTTGTCCTCTTTACCAAAATTGCGAAGCAGCAATTGGGCCTCTTTGTAGTTGATAGGAATCACTTGATCAATTCCATACGGAACGTGCTTGAGAACAACTACGTTGATGTGAGGATAATAATGGTCTGCCTTAGTCATTGTCAACTCCATTCTCAATTGCGTAGTCCACTACTTCGCTAGCACGATAGTTGTGACCACCAATATGCCAACGATACTTGGTCGTAGGATTGTCACGAGCTTCCATACCACTCTTCCAATCATAGATTGTAGCAACATAACGATTGTCCTCATCGTCTTCTGCTACAAGAACCCACTCAGTGGACACCTTCTCGCTAACACTATCATCTGTGTAGGTAGGTTCACCAAGAGCTTCTAGCAACTCGTAATAAGTCTTCTCGATGTATCCTTTCAAGGAAGCACCGTTGGAATCGTAGAAGTCGCCTTTGCGCACACTAACAATTGAATCATAAAACATTATGCTGCCTCCTCAAGATCACAAAGAACATTATGAATTGCTGTACGAATCATATCGAGCTCAACTTCAGGAACATCACGATGGTCCATACCAATCGTATGAACAATTGCTCGTACACAAGCATTGATGTCTGAACTACCGATTCCTTGATCTTGATAATCACCAAACATGAACTCTACTTCATCTGTGATGACGCTCATTACGTACTCTGGACCTGCTTCGAAAACTGACTTCATGTGAAACTCCTTACCTTTTCAACTTTATGTGGCCATTATACATGGTCTTTTTCAAAAAGTCAACAGGTAATTTATCCCACGCAAATCAATAGGTTAGTCGTCGTCACCGTAGTCTTCGTCGTCTTCTGACTTGGTTAGCTGCTTCAACTTGCCGCCTTTGTTACGGAATTCCTCCAGCAGCTTGTATACGTCCTCGAATGAGTAACATCCAGTGAACAACATCTTGTCTAGGTTGATGCGAACATGACGATGGAACGGACCTCGATTGAGCATACGATTGTCGTAGTAGTAACCAGTATCGAAGTTGATTGCCATCTCAAGTCCACACGACGCTCCTAGCTTGTTACGCCAGTTCTCTACAACGTTCCAATTGATAGACTTTGCTATCTTAGCTGTTGTTATATCGTCCTGCGTCACTAATGATGGACGTCGTCGTCTCATCGTACATCGTTCCTAAGGAATGCTCTCAGACCAAACGCACCAATGTACAAACCAAATGCAATAGCAAGAGCTCGATGTACAGGTTCGTATTCTGGCTCAAGTACTCCAACAATCAGGAATGTGATAGCAATGAACATACGAACGACTCCAGCACCACCATAGTATGCTTTGTTCATACGTCCGCGATAGTAATCGTGGATCAACCGATCGTCGTCTTTCATAATGACTTCTTCCCTTCACCTGCAAGCAAGTAATTGTATACTGGATAAGCAGCGTAGTCTTTCGATCGAGCCTTATCAATGTCTCGAATGAAACTTTGCTTCTTACTTTCGTTACTCACTCCCATCATAATAACTTCTCGACAGAAGTGTTTGAACTCTTCTAACGACACAGTGTTGTCCTTAGCAAGTTCTCCCAACTCAATCTTAGTATCCTCTGATACCATATCACGTTTTAGCATAACGTTCCTCACAATACATAATCTCTCAATTCATGTGGCCTGAATATGATCATCTGATCATCTGGTAAGCCAACAACATTACAATACAGGATTACAGTGCCATTTTCAAGCTGATGTACTTCCCTGATAGCAACATAAGCATTGTACAGAGGACTAAATGCTGTCTTATACAAATGAAGCTTCTGGAGCTTTGATGGATCGATCTTCATTACGCAGCCTCCTGCAGTAACATAGAAAGTTCATTATACGATACCTCTCGCCCGTCAGACAACAGGTACAGACACTTGTACGAATCATCGTCACCGATGAAGTAGCTCTCGTACTTGTGTACGATCCGGCTGTCGTACATATGATTGTTCTTGATAGTACGATTGACATGGAACCGACCTTCCATGAGCTCGTGGACCCAGTAAGGCGATTCCCACTCCTCGTGGAAGTTGCTAGCAACGAAGTCGACGTCGTCGACCAGCTCAGAAGAGATAATATACTCCTCCGAGTAATCGCTAGAGTGAGTGAGAGCAGACTCCACACGCTCCCAGAAAGCACGATCCTGTGCTTCCTCGATGGAACAGCTGACGAAGTAGGTGTCACCACCTTTGAACTTCCAGTACTGAGGGCACTCACCCTCGCCGTCCCAGCTGTGGGCGCCGTAGTTTTCGCGGAACTGGGTGTGGATTACGATTTTCATATGAACTTCCTTACCTTTCTTCATTTGATGGGGACATTATATCACGTCTTTGTCAAAAAGTCAACGGGGTAAGGGAAAAATATTACTCCTTTAGAATCAAGGAGTTAGGAAAGGTCCCAGGAGCCCGGCTCCTGGGACAGCGCATTATTTGCGTTGAGTTGGAGCTTTGGGCTTGATTGAACCGCCACCAGTTCCTTTGTTTGAAGGTGTTCCTTTGTCTTTATTGCGGAACACGAATAACAATGCTGCTGCAAGAACAACTAGCACTGTTGCTGCTACGATATCTAAACTCATTTAATTCTCCTTTTGAGTGGTTTATCGTTATATGTCCAACCACCCGCAACTAAGTAGTCTTGGAATTGGTTGTACTCTTTTAAGCCAACTTTCAATTGTTGGCTGATGTTAGTTATATTATTATGCTCCTCTACATCTACAAAGTTGCTTCCTGCATAACTAACCGTCATTGTTCTCTTGGCGTCATTAGACGTCCATACGCCTTTTTTTACCATAGTGGTGCCTCTATACTTGTTGTACTGTAAAACGTGTCAGACCCGCGGAGATTTAGTTCTACCCTGGGCCCATCTCTCGATTCTCTCCCACCAACCGGTCCTCAGCAATACGCTGAATAAGATAATAGCGGTCAGCCATACTTTGGGATAATAAAATAAGAAATGAAGCGAATACACAATTGCGCCCATAATCAACACATCAAGAAATATTTGACCAATAACTCTTGCTAGTTGTTCTACTTCATACTTCGATACCATCTTGTTTCTCCTTAATTGCATACATCGTAAGATAATACGCATCTATTATATCACTACTAGGGTTCCACGACTTATCACTTTGCTCTAATAATACTTTGACGTCTATCCCAACTGTTTGTTTAAACGTTTCGTTGAGTAGTTCTTTCTTAGCATTTCCTTTACCAGTAGCAAACTTCTTGAGAACTGTAGGTGGAACAGTTTCGTAGGTAATTTTACTTGATTTGATCTTATATTTCAACAGGCCTGTGTTCTCACCTATCTGAAATGTACGTCCTGTTGAGCCAAAGCTGTAATCTTCCAGCATGACAGTCGTCACGTCGTTTTGTTTGAGAACATCGATTGCCCAGTCGCTTATCATATCAAAACGATCTAAGTCGTTCGTTGATAGATGATCGATATTTGTACCTGTGAAAGACATTGTGTTGTCTTCTGTGTGAAATGTTCCTTCTAGTTTTTTCTTAGAAGTAAGAAAAAAGAAACGCCATGTTGATCCATCATAACAGCAGATTGCTGGTGATGTCATACTATAATCAATGCCTGCTACTTGGCTCATAATCTATACTCGGAGTTGGATACCTAAACCAGCCTGTGATAATATATTTATCACCTACTAGATCAGGTGCAGCTCTGTGTAAATGAGTATAAGCAGCTGGCCAGATCACACACATTCCTTTCTCTGGCTTCAAAGACAGTTGTTGAAACTTGAATTCTGTGTGGCCACCCTCGAAGTTATCGTTTAGGTAGATCATCCACACAGCAATCCTACTAATCATTCTCACGTCCGAGCCTTGTTCGCTATGCCAGAACGTGAACCCACCACCTGTTGAAGACTTCTGAACCTTGAATGCGTTTGATATCACATCCCTAAACTCATTATTAACTTCGTACTTGTCACTATATGCTTGCCAGCATTGACTTAAATACGTCTCAACAGTCCCCTGCAAGGGAAGTAACGACTGATGCGCTCCCAATTGGATAGACAAGTCGTTTCTTATAGCATTCTGCACCTTTCTAGCATATTTGTCTCTACTATCAAACTCTTTGATTATAGTATCACATACACTATCAGGTAATGCATTGTGGAAGGTTTCAATGAAATTCATTAATCTTCCATGTCATCGTTCCATTCGTCGATATCGAATTCGTCTTCTGGGACCTTGAACTCGTTATCTAAGTCTTCTCCACAGAACACACACTTCTTTATATCTACAGGAAGGATGTCACTTCCTGCTTCAAATGCTACGGTGAATTCACCGTGACACATATCACAAAAAAAGTCCTCAAGGTGATCTACATTGACAGTCTCAGGCATTGTTGCTCCTTATTTTAGTTTCAGTTCGTTATCGTCCTTCTTTTGTATGACGATTGTCATACGAAGGGTCCATGTCTCTCTGAACTTATATAGAACATCCTTGAGCTTAGTAAATGTATAAGGCGATGCCATCGATACCAGGATTGGATAGTTTCCCATCTCGTCCGACACCTGACAGTATCTAACTTCGTAGTTGTTATCTTTGCAGAACTTTTGCCAGAAGTTTAACGTGTAGCTGTGATAGCCTACCGACAAGCCTATTGGTAGATTGGTAAACATAAAGCCTCCAACCTTCAACGTTGAGTGTGTCTTTCTCAGTACCTCGCACACATCAAATCTTTCCTCAAGCCACGCTTGATTGACTACAACGTCGTACTTGATATCTGGTACATCTGCCTCATCCTCAACCACAACGTACGACTGAGCACCAGCTTGCAACCAAAGTTGTTGAGCACCTTTACACGTCATGATTGAAGGATCGATTGCTTTGAGGTACGGTTCAATCTGAGCTGTATGAAACTTATTGTTACCCAACTCGATAACGTTTCCTTTGATCCATCCTTTTTGTTTTGACTTAATGATGCCTTCGCAAAAGCTACGTGTGTACGACATTATCTCTCCATTGTTTAATATATTCTAACACTTCTGTTTTGTACTCACCGTATGGTTGTACGCAGTGTGTTCGTTGAGCTTCACCAGGCAGATCAAATCTGTATACGATGTTTGTTCTAAATGCATCTGCAATCTGTTGAATACTCTTAGGTGACCCTCTTCCAAAATGTGCAGCGTTGAATTGACTTAGGTTCTTATCGAACATCAACTTGATCATGTTGTCAACAACATCGCCAACGTACGTGAAGTCTCTTTCCTTGGTACCATTACCGTATATCTCTAACGATTCATTAGCTTGAACCTTCTGCTTGAATCTTCTAACTACTGTACTGTATGGACCGTAGTCTGCTTCTCTAGGACCGTATACAGAATAGAAGTACATATTGACTGTATGCAGTCCATACTCCCTACCATACAATTTCAATACACCATCAGCAAACACTTTACTTAATGTATATGCATTTGTCACTGCTTCTTTGTATTGTACTGAGCTGCTTTGAGCAAAGAACAGTATCGAACCGTGCGCTAGCGCAAGATCACATACGGCAGTTGTAGATGTTACGTTGTTATCAATTGCCTCTCTTGGAAACTCAATAGCTCGTCTCACTCGAGGCGTATTGGCGAGATGGAAGATGTAGTCGAACTGATAGCCATGCATCAGTTCTTTTAGCAATTCTTCATCTTGGATTGATTTGAAGAAGTACTTGATCCCTCGATCTCGTACAACATATTGACCTGGCGTTCTTAAATCGTCCACAACAACTATAAAGTACTCTGGATGACGATCGTGCAGCTGCTGAACAAAATGCGATCCAATAAAACCACATCCTCCAGTCACCAACACACATCCCATATACTTGTCAATCATTTCGCATCTCTTCTATATCACGTTCACATATTAACGCACATTCTTTACAGTATTTAGTAGTGTATTCTATACTACCATCTGAGCATGTGACAACATACTTAACTTCTTCAATCTCGCTCTCGTCGAACGATTCCTCACAACGATCGCAAATCATATTAATAGATCAAACCACTTGTAGCCTTACGGTATGCTTTCACTACTTCCTCATTAGAAGGCGTCATGAAGATGTATGTGTTGAATTCAATTGTGTCAGGATTCTCTTTGCCGGTCATACAAACGCCTCTAGCGAATCCCATATTGCCTTCAGGACCTGACACCAACATGCGAGGGTCTTCTAGCTTCAACCAACCGTTCTCTTGACCTTTATACTTACCAATGAACTCACCAGCAGCACATACCACCGTTACCACATCATTTTCTTTAATCATAAACTCATTCCTTTAAATGTATCCTCGTTGACGTCTTTCTTTACACCACCTACAACATACGAGGAAATCTCTGTCTCTTGTGGCGCTACTTGTACTGATCCACCTGTGATCCACTTCTGTGTCCATGGCAATGGGTTTGTTGATCCTGGATGGTACGGTGACTTGAGACCAACGTTACCCATTCTCTTAGAACCAATCCACTCAACGTACTGTTTGAGCAGTTCTGCGTTAAGTCCAATCATCGAACCATCTTTGAACAAGTATTCTGCCCACTTCTTTTCCTGTTCGATAACGTCAACAAACAACTGCTGTACTTCCTGTTCCGTATCTTTTGCAATCTGCTCGAAGTCAGGATCTTCTCTTCTCAGTATCTTGAGCAATTGTTGCGTTGCTGCTAAGTGTACGTTTTCATCTCTAGCAATGAATCGAATGATCTTAGCATTGCCTTCCATCTTCTTCAGCTCTGCAAATGCCCAGCTACACGCAAACGATACGTAGAAGCGGATACCCTCTAAGGCATTAACCGCATTGAGACATAACCACAACAAGGTCTTATGTCTGTATGAGCCATATCCAGTTTTAGGTCCTGTAGCAGTTCTATTATATTCAATAAGGTCATCATAGTACTTGCTGATATCCTTGCCGCATTCTACAATCTCTGGTATATCCATGATGCTGTCGAACACAGCGCTAGGGTCAGGATATACGTTTCGGATAATGTGTGTGTACGATCTTGAGTGAATCGTTTCAAAGAACGACCACGTTTCAATCCACGTCTCAAGCTCAGGTAGAGATACAATAGGCAATAGAGCTAGGTTAGGAGCTCTGCCCTGTACTGTATCTAATACAATTTGACGTTTGAGGTTAGATGTAAAGATGTGCTTCTCTGAATCACTAAGATCAGAGAAGTCTTTTGAATCTCTTAGAATGTCTACCTCTTCAGGTCTCCAAAAGAACCCCAATTGTTTGTCAGTAATCTTATCGAAATTGGTGTACTTGAGCATATCATATCTGGCAATCTCTACGCTGCCATCAAAGAATGCATTACGCTGTGTATTGTGTTTTTCGTTTGTGCCTAAAGTATACAACTGTCGCATTCTCCTTCTTCGTCTAATGGTTTATCTTGGCTAACAAACGGATGTGCAGGTTCTTCTGCTTCGTCTGTAGACCCATCGAAAGTGTTAAAGTAATAAAGCTGCTTGCCACCATACTTGTAGAACATCACAAGGTCCTGCAGCAGCGTGCTCATTGGGATCTTTTCGTCCTCATAGTGTTTTGGATTGTATGATGTGTTGACACTAATACCTTGGTCAATATATTTCTGCAACACAGCACAGATCTTCAAGTACCCTGCAGGCGATTTCTGATCCCACAAAAGCTCGTATTTATTCTTGAGCTTATGGATCTGCGGAACCACTTGCTTGAGTACACCATCCTTTGATTGTTTGACAGAAACAAGAGCTCGAGGTGGTTCAATCCCGTTAGTAGCATTACTGATCTGACTAGAGGTCTCACTAGGCATCAGTGCCATCAACGTACTGTTGCGAATACCAGTCACCTTCATCTGAGCTCGTAGCTCGTCCCAAGGCATACGTTCCTGATGTGGAACAAGCTCATCGACGTCTTTCTTGTACGTCTGGTTAGGCGTTATCCCTTGGCAGTACTTGCTATCTTCTACACTGAGGATAGCTGCCGTTTCTTTTGCTAGATCAGCAGATGCTTTGATTAGATAATACGACCACGCTTCTGCCCAGATATCGATAGTCTCAAGATCTGGATTAGAGTATGTCATATTGTTCTTAGCCATCCAGTATGCAAAGTTAATAATACCAACACCGAGCGGTCTACGATTTAATGTAGACCTACGAGCAGCTAGCACTGGATAGTCTTGATAGTCTAGCAATTGGTCTAGTGCTCGTACAAGCAGCGTAGCTGGACGTTCGAAGTCTTCTGGCTTCTTAATCACACCCCAGTTGATAGCTGCAAGAGTACAAAGAGAGATCTCGCCCATCGGGTCGTTGATATCCATCAATGGTTTGGTTGGTAGATCAATCTCGCAACATAAGTTCGATTGTCTGATTGGTGCTCTCTCTGCTACAAACGCTCCGTGATCATTTGCATGATCAACGTTCATTAAGTAAATACGTCCAGTATCCTTCCTTTCTTGCATGAAGGAGGAGAATAGTTCGATTGCAGGAATTCTTTTTTTACGAATGCTTGTTTTCCGTTCGGCTGCTTCATAGAGAGACCTAAATCGCTCCACGTCAGTAAAAAATGGGTCCCACAATTCGGGCACGTCACTTGGTGAGAAAAGGGAGATATCTTTTCCCTGAAGGAGTCGTTCATAGAATACCTTGTTAAACTGCACACCATAGTCTAGGTGTCTTATTCGTGTATCTTCTGTACCCTTGTTATTCTTGAGTACCAGTAGATTTTCAACTTCGTAATGCCATATAGGGTAATAAAGAGTGGCAGCACCACCACGCACGCCACCTTGACTGCAAGAGCGTACAGCAGACTGGAAGTGTTTGAAGAACGGAATAACGCCAGTGTGAGTAGCGTGACCACCGTTGATAGGGCTTCCAAGCGCTCTAATGCGTCCAGCTCCAATTCCAATACCAGCTCTCTTTGAGACATACTTAACGATCGCTCCAGCAGTTGCATTAATACTATCTAGCGAATCGTCAGTTTCGATTAACACACAAGAGCTAAACTGTCTGACAGGAGTACGAACTCCTGCCATGACAGGGGTAGGGAGGCTGATCTCAAACTTACTAACGCTATCATAAAAGTCTCTGACCCACTGGAGTCTGGTCTTTTCACCAGACTTAGGATAGCCGTTGAATAGAGTAGCACCAATCAACATGAATGCCATCTGAGGCGTTTCGAAGATCTGATTGTTAACTCGATTCTTGACGAGGTACTTGCCACGGAATTGTTCCATAGCAGCATACGTCAACGTCTCGTCTCGTGAATGATCAATCCACGAGTCCATCATTTCAAACTCTTCCTTGGTATACCATTCAAGCAATTCTTTGTCGTAGAATCCAGACTTGACTACTTTAACCACGTGGTCATAGAGAGGGATCGGATCAAACTGACCGTACACCTCTTTGCGAAGATGATAGCAAATCAACCTACCAGCAACAAACTGGTAGTTGGGAGTCTCATCACTGATTAGATCAGCTGCAGACTTGATCATCGTCTCTTGGATTTCTGACGTTGTTATATTATTATGAAATGAGATGTTCGATTTGAGCTCAACCTGAGAAGGAGACACACCAGACACACCATCACAAGCAAAGAAAATCACTTTGTGAAGTTTGTCTAGATCTAGGTCTTCTCTCGAACCGTCTCTCTTGGTAACTTGAATGGTCATGTTTGTTGTCCTAATTAAATTTGTTTGAATCTTTCTCTATTAGCTAAGTGCTGTTCTTGGATACTCTCTTTAGATTGTCCATGATACGCAACCGCATGACCTTCTCTAATCATAATGTCGTTGATAGTCATCTCGCGATCTGTGGCATGATCATATACAATGAACTCCCCAAGAATACGACCAAACTTTCCCTTCTCATCTTTTCTGGTGCGGAGAGTACAATCCTTTCCTAGATGGTCTTTTAGGAACTGCTTAGCCAACAAGCCATAGTATTTCTCTATTTTATCGCTTGTTCTTGACTCAGGTGTATCAATACCATACAACCTGACTCTTTCATTGCGCAACCATACACCAAAACCTAGATCAATGTCAACATCTACCGTGTCTCCATCAATAATTTTTAATACCTTACATCTATACTCGTACACTATTCCTCCTTTTTAAGCATAGGGAACACACTACTGATAACCTTTGCACAAGCTACGGCTATCTCCATGTGTTCCTTCTGGGTGCCGTTTGCTGAACGTAGTTCTACATAATGAATCCAGCTTCGGAGCGTTCCGTTAGCATACAAACGAGACATCGTCAAACCTTCTGGTAGTACTGCTCGAGCTTGCTCTTTTGCAATACCATTGTCGACTGCCCACGTATACACTTCAGCAACCATCCGAAGTAGCTGTTTCTGTTTCATACGAAACGATTCATTTATCTCTCTCTGTTTGGCGTCCGCCATGTCGAGATCGATACTATTCTGTCTGTTCTTGAGATCCTGCATTCGAGCCTCTCTAGTTGTGAACTCGAGGTCTTTAGTTGGATCTGCATATCGTTGACTGAACTCTTGGAAACTGAAGCTACGGTGACGTAGTAGTTGACGTGCAATGTCTCTTGTTGTTTCGATTTCCATGCACGCACTAACCATTTCCAAGGGCGACCAGTGCTTATGTTTGATTAGGTATTTAATCAGCTTCTCTGACGTCTCTTTGTTCATTTGATTAGCTGGATTAGATACTCTTGCACAGTATGCTACAAGGTCCTGTAAATCCTCAAGACCTTCTTCTTTCACTTCCTCTGTAGGTTGTGAGTAACTGATTAGCTTGACCTTCATTATATTATTTTCTCCATACGCTGTGTGCTAGTTTTGCTTTGAGTCCTTGATACGTGTTACTCTCTATAATCTGTCTTACATTAACAGGATCCATCCCGTTTATGACCATATCGTTTATGTCCTTCTCTTTTATGTGTGACGGCCATATGCAAACCTTGTAGCCAGCGTCGATAGCTTTTGCAAGGCTTTCGTTTGTTGTAGGGTTTCTTGGTTCATTATCTAACACAATCACAACGTTCGATGTAGTGATGTGTTTGGTTAGCAACTTCCAATGCAGACTTCCGACAGCGACAGCGTTAGGCAAGAACATCGAATCGAATTGCCCTTCTGTAACGTACACCGTCTTACTTTGATCCACATCTTCGAGACCATAGATAAACCCTTCTTCATCCGTCCACGATAACTTCATGTAACGATGCTTGCTATTTGGATCAATTGACCTTGCAATAGCACCAAAGCACACTCCGTTATTGTCCTTCAGAGGTAAGACTATCCTGGGATCTCTACCATCGAAGTCTTTGGCAAACTTCTCTGGCAACCACTTGCGGGCCCAGTTATATCCATTTTCAACGTAGAAGATCTTGTAGTGTACGTTGCTAGGAATCTTTCTCTGTAGAATATATAGTCTCGCTGGATGCCTCAACGGCAGCTGAGATATCTTTTTTAATTCCTTGAAGGGCTTTACACCCAGCGACGTTGTAAATGTTGGCTTTGTAGCAAACGACGACGTCTCTGCGGGCTTAGACTGCGTAGAACCTTCTCTCATCCGTTCTAACATATACTCCTGATACAGGATCATGTCTTGCTCTTTGAGGAAGTTCTCGAACGATCTAGTCGTGTGACAATTGTGGCAAAAGAAGTACCAACTACCTTCCTTTTGCAATAGGTAACCGCGAGCCTTCGTCTTGTCCTTACGCGAGTCACCGCAGTAAGGACATCGAAAGTTTATCTGGTTGTTTTTTTCTGATACGCGTAAGAACTTGTGAGAGACAAGTCGAGCGTACTTGTGATCAATCCAAGTAGTCATAACGAAATTATACTTTATTTTGCGGAAAAGTCAACCGCTATGCAGGCATAAAATGACTTATAGCGGAAATAATAAAAGCTACTGCGCCAGCGGCGCCTACAACCTGCCATCTCCATTTGTTTATATCATTGATACGATGGAGGATGTCTTTTTCTGCTGCGTTCATATCATCACGAAGAGCTGATACTCTATGGTGCACAGCGTCTAGCTGCACGAAAGATCGTTCGACGACAGTTTCTGTTTGATCTAAACGAGTTTCGTGAACAGCTAGAATCTGTTTAATGTCAGACGAGACGTCCGCCAGCTTGTCGATAGCTGTATCAAGTTTGTCAATTACCTTATACAGATATTCAACTTCTGACTTTATTTGTTGTTCGTCTGCCATATTAGAGTCCCGCTTTTCGTCTTGCCCATGCGTTGCAGTTTTGTAGTATCTGAACACGTAGAACAGGGTCAATATTACCTGCACTATTCATGCACGCTTCTCTGTACTTTCTTGCTGTGTCTTCTTTCAACTCTTCCATAAGAGTGAGCTGAGGAGAAGAACAACCAGCTATTAGAAGTACAATAAGGAGTTTAGCCGTCATGCTTCTCCTACTTTACAGTTACGCTTACGATGACCGTTCCAAGCTACAAAACCACCTATTCTTAATGCCCAATAGGCTAGGTAGTTAAGAAGATGAAACCCATTTTGTTCGATATTGATATCTCTGAAAATGATGTCTGCTTCTTTTTGTGTCATTGGTTCGGTGTTTGTTTTCTTACCCTTATGAGTAAGCACGGTGTATTTATAAATGTAGTCGTGAACAAGTCCGCCAACCAGTAGTACGCCTACAGGGGATAGCCAAGTCGCTAAGAACTTAGGTACGGATGCTCCATCGAACACGAAGCCTTTTGGAATAACGTACTCTGTCTCATTCAACGTAAAGTGCCAATCTTTACCGACTTCCCATGTGCGTGTACCCATGAGCCACATCCAAATTGCACCCCAGAATCCCTTACCAGCGGTAGGAATCTTGATAGGTACCATGGTAGGCATCTCTTTACTTGAGAATCCAATAAGCGTCTTCTCGTTATCGACACCAAACAAATTCACCACCCAACCAATAATAACAAGTACCCCTACGACAGTAAACTGCCACCATGTAACTAGTTGTTCTACAACAAAATCCATTTGATTCTCCTATAATCTTTGGTATTTAATTGGGATCTTGTACTTGATCCTCGTTTTGTTTCTTCATAGTAACTTTACGATAATATAAAATCACTTCGTTCATTTCCAAAACGTACCGTTTGATTTCTTGCATGTTATAGGACATCAATTCATAATCGCCGGGACTCATTGCAAAAAACACAACATCGCCTGCTTCTTTCTCAATATCTTGAAGGAACTTGTCTAAGTAAGTGAATCCTTCTGGATACTTATCTTCTCTACCGAGCTTGCAATCGCGTTCACCTGTCTCCTCATTGAGCAGGCAAGGTTCCACGAAAATAGCTTTAGAGACAACATACCATTGCGGTTCTTTCAAATCAAGAGCTCTCGGCAAAGTAGGCTGAGCGATCTCGATAGGTACTTCTACCGTCTTCACTTCTACAGTGACGGGTGCAATAGGTTCTATTTTTTTACCAAAGCCAAGCAGCGATAAAGACGAACAACCACTAAGGATTATTGTCAAGCTGAAGAGCATTGCTATCTGCTTCAATGCCATCGAACACCTCCTTTGTTGCTTTGTTTGCTCTTGACTCTACTAACCCAGGTTTAGCACTAGCCAACTTAGCTAGGTTATGTCTTTTGAATATGTCTAGGTAGTGATTCATCTGTGATTGAATTTCTGCATTTCTACGACTCATTGTTGTCAACGCTTCTGTTTGCAATATAAGATTGTCTTGTAGTGCTTGGATTGCTCTCTGCTGTTCACTATCACGAGTCTCATATGCGTTCATCACGTTCTGTTGTTGCTGGACCTTCGTTTCATAATTAGCAAGTTGTACTTGGGTTTTGGAGTAGTACCAAAACCCAACTGCTCCCATCACGAGAACAACTATCATTAAAATCTTGCTAATGAATCCACCAAACATTATTCTTGGTATCCTGCTTTTTTACGCAGCTTGAGGATCATATGAAACGGTCCATCTGCTTCAATACGAACGTTACCATTAGCGTACACATTATCAACAAATCCATCGAAGTTGTAGCTACCAGAGTTTGTTAAGTAGTAGTGACCATGTACTGTGTTCGCGACTGGATCGGATATCCTACTCAAGTCAATCTGCTTATCCTTTTTGCAACCCCAAAAAAGCTCTGCTATTGTTACATCTGCTGTATTGGCATTAAACGTCTCTGTTGATAGTTTAAGATCCGTTGCAAGATCGATATCAACAACACCGCCAGCTGAATCAGTAAGGTAACACTTAACCACCGCTTCTTGTTGTGTAAGTTTAAGAACATGTACTTGTGCCATTTATTATACCATCCAGTTTTGGAAGCGTTGGTTAATGTAGGTCTTCAACCCTGCATGATAATCTTCCGCTTCTTGTTTGTTTTTGAGTTTGTATTTGAGCCGCTTTGTATTCGTCACCTTTACATCGTCAGGCCCATTCACTCCCATGCCAGCAACGGCTCCGCTGCCAGCGGAAACTGTCGGCATCTCATCCAACATCCGCGAATAGTTTTCTAGTCTGTACAATCTAATGTAGTCAGCGAAATGCTCGTTGCTTTCACTGAGAATTTGTTGTTCTGTTTTGTTTTCCCAATCTTCCTTGACAAGATACAAAGCAGCTGCATAGCTTGCTAGTCTTGTTTTACCAAAAGGAAGTTTTTCTAGTAGGCGCTTCAACTTGAGAATCATTACGTCGAACACTTTGAATGATTTTTGTTGAGGAATGTCTCTCTGACTTGAGGGGACAATAATGTTACCTCGCTCGTCGATCACGCCCGTCTCATACGCAGCCCATTTATTGAAAGGCGTAGCTAGCCTTTTGATAAACTGGTACACAACGAACAAATCGATTGCTGATGTACTTGCCATTAAATGCTCCTCAATACGTCTACTATTGTCTGGTCTATTGGAATCTCCGAGGTAATAATTGTCTCGTTGCGAATCCCTATCCCAGTAACCCTTTCTGGCAACTCACTCAAGAAAATTAAAAAAGGCTTGAGTAGGTGCCTATGATCTTTTAGTCTGAAAAACAACATCCTTGTCGCAGCTTCACTACCAAAAAGATTGTATAATACTACAAGATGGTTGAGGATTAATCTATCCTTCAACTCTCCTGTCTCTTCGTATTTATTAAAAAGTCTTTTGATGTATTTAATTCTTTTCAGATCATCAAAAAACTCTGCTTCATCGATACACTGAGGGTTATCATAATATTTTGCAGCGTACAGTATGAAGTTACTATCGTCAATTCTATTCATTATATTATTTATGGCTTTAAGTTACTACTAATGTTCCCACCATAGACGAATGTACGTTGCACTGATACACTATGTTGGCTCCAAGATTCTGAGGAACTGTGAAGTAGATAGTGTTTCCAGAGGAGTTATTAGACACACCGTTTGTGAAAGGAGATCCGTCTTCTGCATCTCTTATCTGAAATAAATGTGAGTTGCCTTGATTAACGGTGCTTCCAAGATCAAACTCATATGTAAACCCTCTATACAAGTAGAGGGCCTCATTGTTAGAACCCTGAGCTCCACCACCACTAAACGTGAAAGCTGTATTTCCCTCTGCGCTGACTGTAAACTTAATATGGCTTGCAAAATTGCTGCCAGACGTTCTGTGAACAGCCTGAATCAGTACTTGGACGTTTGCAGAGTTGGATACAGCAAGACCTGCTGTGTTGGTAGAAACAGCTAGCAAGTCACTGTTGGACAAGCTAGCTGTTGCATTGAGCTCAGTAAGTTTAGGCATTGTTACCTACTTACGCTGCTTCGGTTAATGTTGCAGCATCAGAAGTTACGTCAGAACCACCAACCACGCTGACGACACATCTGTATTGATATCCATCAAGGC